TCTTATACTTTGGGTTGTCTTTGTCAAAGGCAGCATCCGGCTTATTAAGGTGTGGATACTTTGCTCGGCCTTTTGGTGTCTTAAATGGTATTACTTTCGGCATACTTTAGTCCTTTTAGAAAAAGGGGGGACCTTGGATTAGACACAAGGCCCCCCCAAGACAGGGAGAGATAATCGAAGGAACCACCAGACCAAATGACAGCGCATGGAAATCTGCAAAAAACCATACGCCAAGGAGCAAATCGGCGGTTCCTTCAATAGGGGGACATATGGGTCAACTAAAGCAGAAGTCGCTCTCTTTGATTTTCTCCAGATCTAAAGTTCCCTTGTCGGGGATCTTATGCTCAAAGATGTGAGCCGGATTGTTCAACTGGTTCCTGATCTCATCCTCAAACTTACAAAATAGGCAGTCTTCAGAGTACATATCCACCAGAGTTGATCGCACTGTGTCGTACAAATCCCAAGCATCTCCGCTCACGGAAAATGAGTCATGAATCATAAAAAAGTCTGTCGCTGTGCCCTCGTCGATCATTCTGCACACAACTTTATGAACGTGGCTAGAATCGCAACCATGTATAAAATTGGGGGCTATAGCGTTGGTCGCCTTTTTGACGTCTGCATCATCCAGATCCTGACTTAATGAGATCTTAGTTCTCTTGCGCTGTTTGATTGCACGGTCATACAAAAAGATCTTGATCTCTCGACGTCTGGTCTTTCTGTAGTCTTGCACAATCGGGAAGCCACTAGGCGACGTCCATTTTACCGCCTTGTTCTCTCGAGCCAAGACCTCCGTGATGCCTTGTAGATACTCCATAGCACCGGAGACTTTCGGTAGCGTCTTTTGTATCGCTTTGTAGCTGACGTTTGCAATGAACCTTGCGGCCTCAAACTGACCTTGCTCTGTCGGTGCGATTGGGTGCTCATCGATCTGCTTGTAAGCAACTTTGCGCTGTAGCGGCTTCATCAGATCCTCGACAAATTGTGCCGCCATGCCAACAGGCTTGGAACTGTAGCCAAATGTCATTACTGACCTCTTCAAGACGCTTCGCGTGATGCCGTAGTCGAGCCATATGCGGCTCAGTTTGCCGATAGTCGAACTGTCTTTACGCTTGTCGTTAAACTTTACTTTGCTCGACCGTTGTCCCTCGAGAATCTCGGTGACGTTCTCTGCGTTGGAGGCATAGATGTCTGCCACGGACGCTGACGGTACAAGGTTGACCAAGGCTCCTTCACGCTGACTGAGATTGAGGCATGAGTAATGCTGAACGCCACTGTTAGTCCCATCCATGCTAATAGGCACATAGCCGACGAAGTCTTCACCCTCTTCAATCCATCTAGCATATTCGAGAGCGGCGGCAACAAAGGCAAAAGGTTTGTCGGCTGAACTCCAAAAGTCATAAGATTGCTTATAGTCCTTTGCTATTGAAAGAATGTTGTCGTGGTTGTTTTGCACCCACTCGACACGCTCGTTTAAAGGTGCCTTTGAGATCTTGTCGAAGTCTCCACAGTTTGCCAGATGGATCATAAGCCAATACGCATTGTTGCCCTCGACTCTATATCCACGGTAGTAAGTAAACAGCGCCTTGATATGGTCGTCGCGGAAGTAATTAAACGAGGGTATCGCATATATTCGCCCTCTAAAATCGAGATTCATTGGTAAGAAAAACTTATCGTGGACCGCCAGTTCATGCGCTGTCTGTAGATCCTGACGCATAACTTCCGCTGAACCTTTGACTTGAGTGACCAGTTTCTGATGTCGCCTAATGTCGGCTTTGATTTCCGCGATGACTTGGGGCTCTAACTCTTGCCAGTCTTCCGGCATCCGTGGTCGCTCTGGTAGATCTTGAGTCGGAAACTTGCCCAACTGTTTACGCTCGTCCCAACACCATTGCACGATCTCGAGTACATCCGTGTTAATTGATAGCGGTGTCGCTTGCAGTGCGTTGACTGCACGGACATAGTCGGGAGTGCCTTTTGTAAACTGATGGCGAATTGTGTTCTCTTGCTCGATAGTGGCTGACCTAACCAACTTCACACAACTAGAAAGAAAGTCGTCATGGTAAGCACCAGTGTCAAAGTCCACCCAAGGCTTTGGTTCTGCAAGCATTGGCTTAAAGATTGGAGCCATCCAACTTAAGTACTTCTCCGACTTCTCAAGTTGCTTCTCGGTGGCTTCCGTAAACTTAAGCCGAAGCATCGTATTGTTCTTACCTTCGATCTCAAGTGACTTGTCGAACACATGAGAGCACTCGAGCACAATCGACAGAACAGGAGCCGCAAGTTTAGTCCTCCGCTCCTTGATGGACTGACGCTCGGCTCTGGTCTTTGCGATACCGAAGTTCATGCTTCTGAAGCCGTTCTTCTCCGCGATGATGCGAAGAGCCTTCATTCGATACTTCGGTGACGTATGCGCTGTAGTGACCTGATTGATTATACGCTTGTTCGCATTGCGCGGTGTCGGACGCTCTAGTCCGGCCTTCGATGCCGTGTCTATCGCCGTCTGATGTTCCTGCTTGTCGTGCCATAGCAACTCGTTCTTGAGCAACTCTTTCTCGATCAGTTCACCCATGGTTTGGGTGACTTGAGTGACTGTACTAACTTTCAACACCCCATTAAACGAGCACATCAGTCCAATGTAGGCTAAAATATCTGCATCGACTGTAGACAACTCTTCGACCCAAGTCGGTATGCGGCCTTTAGACTTACGGCCCTCTTTAAGTGCCTTTTCGATACCTTCAGTAACTTTAGGTAACGCTTGTTTTAGTTGGTTGAAGTGGTGGGGGCTGTCTGTGACATCTTCAGACCCTTCGTACTTGTCTTTGTATCTTTCGTTGCCTTGGTCCCTCATGGAGGTCTCATAGGCTCTATTAGTTTCTTTAGTCATTTGCTCTTCCTCTCGTCCTTCAAGAGGGGGACATAAGGCGGCCTTACGCCTCGAGCAGTGTCACGTTTAGTGACCAGTCTCACAATATGTGATTAATAGTTTTCCCCTGTTGGTCTGAAGAACTTGGTTTATTTGCCTGTATGAAGTCCACGCACTTTAGTTATGCGCTTTGTCTGCCTCGTAGTGCCTACTTACTTTCTAATATTTCACGCATTGCTACGATAGAAGCGTGTAAGTGGTGGAACTTATAGTCAAAAGACTTTTCCTTGATCCAATTTGAATACTCGAACCACGTTTGTACTGCAATTTCAGTGGCTTGGACTCTTCTGTGTCCCTGTTTATTTCTTTTTACATTTATCCAACCCTCGGCCTCACAGTCAGCAATCATGGTATCAAGTGCGGCTCTTGATATGCCTAGTAACTTTAATAACTCACTGGTAGGTTTGTAATGGTTGTGCATAGTAGCAATGGTACATAGAACGAAGAACTGTCGTTTATTCCTTGTAGACATGGACCAATCGCGGAGAGTCTTATCGGCACTCTCTCCAATTTCTCTTCCACCGGACATAGTTTCAAATTCGAATAGTGCCAATTTTCTAGCGTACTCATGTTTTAAGGCTTTAATAGCTATATCAGCCTCATCCCTAATCAATGAAGAGGTGCAACATTTTTCTACCGTTTTGAGATTTAGTGTTTTTTCCATTACTGTTCCTCCCTAATAAATCCTACTGATTCTCTTGATTTTGTATAGTGCGTAGTCACTATGCACCCCCAGACATTTGAGCCGCGATTGCTTGTAGTGCTGACGGCTTGGCCTTGATGTACTTTGCTGTCGTCTTCTCGCTCTTGTGACCCAACATCATACCAATGACGGTTGAGTTGACCTTGAGGTCATTAGCCATCTTTGTGGCGGCAGTGTGGCGTAACGTATGAAAACAATAACGCGGATCATTATGCAGCAAGTCGCGCCTCATGCGGCCCCAAGCACGATAGAATCGCGTGTGCTCGAAGTGTCGCGCAGGGAGGAAGTCGAGGGCCGCTAAAGCCTTATAAGTTATCTCGTTCACTGGTACATATCTATCCTGACCGTTCTTGGTATCTGGTAGGTAGATCCAATCGTTACCCTTGTCGTCCTTCTCAAGGCTATGGAGATTTACTGACAAGACTTCTCCGAGCCGCATCCCTGTCTGATGCCCGATTACAATCAAATGCTCTATGGCCCAATCTGCCGTGTTTCTGTGGTACTCCTCCATTTTCTCAAGTTGCCGCTCCGTGTAGTAGAGAGGCCGTGCGTTGGCGTCCTCCTCTTTCCAAGTAAACTTAGGAACATGTGATATATGCTCCTCGTCTTTTGCGTGATCGAACACACGAATTAACATAGCGGCGTAGCGGTTGATTGTGCTATTTTTGAAGCCCACGCTTTCGAGGTAGTCAAAGAAGTCGTGGATGTTGCGAGGCTTGAAGTCGTCCAGTGGACGACCTCCGTAGTCTTGGAAGTTACTAAACTTCTCCGCTTTCCTGACTGACTTCACGCGGTGGTCCTCAGTAGTACCCCAAAGCCTGTGTTGCTCATCGTAAACGAAAGTTAAAAAGTCATAGTTGCTCATGATGCTTCCCTCCTGCCTGTCGTACACTTTAGGCAATACTCGAGAGACAATGTGATGCCGTGCGATACAAAGACTCTCCCATGGCTTTCTGACCGTTCTATCGTGTCTTGTTTTGACGACCCGAGACGCTCCGATCTGCGGCTATATAAGTCGCCTTTTGCGATCGTTCTTTTGCAGCCTTTGCACTTATACTCTTTGCGTGATTTTATAAGTTTACTCATGATCTCTTCTCCTGTTCCGCGACTGCTTGAGCCGCTATCTTTGCCATTCGTCTGATTTCTGTTTCCGCATCGATAACCGTCTGTCGTGGGGCTTTTGGGTTTTGCAGAACCATCATGAAGATTTCCGCTGCCGTCTCCCAAGATGGACACAGATTGACGGAAGTTACTTCTTCCTTGAAGCCCTTGAGTTTAATCGCGTTGCTCATGCTGTCACCTCTTGGACGCCAAAAGAAAACTTAAGGACGTCACAAGCAAGCACACCAAACCGCGTTGCATCGTGGTACTTTTTGAAGTGCGGTTCCTCGGTGCAATCAGTGGCCCAACAAGAGCCATAATGATTGACCATGAAGTCGCAGAAGTCATTGAAGGACTTTTCGTCTGCGTCAGTTAGGCTGCTTGTATCTCCGTTGATGAGCGCACTTGACCAAAAGTCTGGTAGTTCAAAAGTTTCTATCTGTACGCTCATGATGCTTCTCCTAGTTCGTCATGCAGACGGCTGATGATTGCACCAAGGGCAGGGGCAAGATGCTTCCTGTCGCACACTGTCACCACATCTCGCACATCGTAGGCGTTGAGATCTGATGCTGCCTTGTAGGCGCTGCAGGTGATGCCAGTTGAGGTGGTTGGTGTGGGTTCTGGTTCCTTACGCGTTCCAGTAGACCCCGGGTCCACCTCCGCGCCTACTGCGTTGGCGTTGAGGAACTTAAGCAACTCTTGTTTGACTGTAGGTACGTCAACCTCCTCCCACTCAATACCTCCTCGCTTTGCGTCTGTCTGAGTGCCAAACCACTCGCCACGTTTGTTTGTATAAAGTCTCATGTCATTGTACTCCCATGACTGCGGCTCCGATGAAGAGCCAGATAAAGAATGAACCGAAGAGGCATAAAGCACCCAACACGGCACCGAGGATTTCGAGGGCAAGTAGAAGTCTCATGACTGCACCTCCAGACCATTGGTCCAGTCTATGGACTGTCGAAGGTCATTCTTGAGGTAATAAGACTGGAACACCCAACCTGCGCCATACTTCTTGCCTCGGTACTTGTTGGCATAAGCAGGACGAATAAAGTTTCCTTCTGTGTCCTTGAAGTGAATGCAACTTAGGTAATACCTAGGATTGCCGTTTGCGTCTGTGTCAAGTCTGACTGCTTCGGCTTCTAGTCTGTCGGCCATCTTTTCGATTTTGTACTGTGTCTTGCGTGTCATTAGATTAACTCCCAGTTGATTGCTTTTTCGTCACCAGTTACTGGACAATCAAAAGCACCATCTGCGCCTATGTCCTGCTTGTGGTCTTGCTTTAGTATCTCGATGAAGTGGGCTTCGTTTCGTGCTTCGATGGATCCCATTGAGCAACCGTAGTCACTCTCTAGCCAAAAGTGATAAGCCCTAACTTGCATGTTCCAAAAGTGATAATCGCTCATGACTGCACCTCCTTTTCGTATTCGCCAAGAGGGCGGCTTAAGTGACTAGGGTGGCTGTAGTTCTCCGGTAT